GCAACGCCGTCTCGTCGCCGAGGCCACCGTCGACTGCTGCGAGCACAACGTCCCGATGACCTTGTTCTGCTCGGACTGCGTGGGCTTCAACCCGGTCACCGGCACCCCGGCCTGCGACTGGTGCGGCGACTGCGACTTCTGCCGTAGGCAGGGATCATGAGCGCCTTCTGCCCTGAGGGCTGCCCGGACGCGGACGCCTGCGTCGTGGGCCAACCGTGCGCCCGGCACCCGAAGGTGCTCCATGTCTCGACGCTACCGGACGCGGTCGGGTTGGAGGCCGAGCATGCGGCACTGTTCGAGGACCCGGGCCTGACCGTGCGCTCGGCCCGAGTCATCCCTCGCCACCTCATCCCGCACACGACGTTCGGCGACGACCCGAGCGGTCACTGCGGCTGTGCCGACTGCGAGCCTCGGCCCGACATCTGCGCGTGCGAGGCGTGCCGAACGCCGCCGGAGTGATCGTCCACATCGCCGTGGGCCACCACAGCCACGGCTACTGCATGGCGTGCCTCCACGAGTGGCTGGCGCTACGACACGGAGCGGAACTCCTCGACGGGCAACCCGGAGCGTAGTACGGTGACGGCCATGGACCTCCTGATTCTCGTCTTCGACCTGCTGCTCGCTCTCGGGGCCACGCTCCGGCTGACTCGCTTCATCGTCTCGGACGACGTGCCGGGCACGTGGTTCATCAAGGACCCGCTGCACGACGCGGTGCACGCGCACCAGCGCAGGGAGGACGAGAAGCGCCACCGTGCCGGTGTCGAGTCGGCGTCCTACCCGCCGCCCCCGAGGTGGGCGAGGTACACCGACGGCCTCGGGTGCCCGTACTGCATGAGCGTGTGGATGGCTGCGGTCGTCACCCTCACCCTCGCCCTCGCTGGTGGCCCCGGTGATGCGGCAGACTGGTGGCGTTACGTCGCCGGGTTCCTGACGCTGGCGTGGCTGACGGGTCACATCGCGGCCCGCGCTGGCGACACGGAGGACTGACCATGAGCATCACCCCGACCGGACCCGGCTCTGCGGCGAACATCAACGCCGCGCCCGAGGACATCGCGTACACCCGCGACGCGCAGCGCCAGCAGTTGAGGCCGCTCAACAGCCTCGTCGCCAGCGCCCAGCGGATCACTGCCGCGCAGGTGAAGCAGCGTCGCGGGTTCGGCAAGCCGGAGGCGTGGCAGGACGACGCGTGGGACATGTTCGACCTCGTGGGCGAGCAGCGCTTCCTCGCCACCACGCTGGCCGGTCGGCTGAGTCAGGCGAAGTTCTACGTCGGCAAGTTGAGCGATGATCCGATCGAGCAGCCGTCGCCGCTGGACGACGACGAGTCGCTCCCGGCCCGTTGCTTCGCGTACTTCGGTGACAGCCCCCAGACCCGGGCGCAGATGGTCAACCGGATGGGGATCAACCTGTTCCTCCCGGGCGACGGCTACTTCGTGGGGATCCCCCGGCACCTGCTCCCCGACTACGAGGGTGACGGACCGGACAGCAACGACCCGATGGTCGCGCTGGACGACCTTGAGTGGCGCATGCTCTCGCTCAACGAGGTGGGCCGCTCGCAGGACGACGTGACGCTTCGGCTGGGCGAGACGAAGGAGGAGCAGGTCATCTGCTCCGCCGACGAGATCTTCCTCATCCGTGTCTGGCGCCCGCACCCGCGCTACCACTGGAAGGCGGACAGCCCGACCCACGCCAGCCTCCCCGTGCTGCGCGAGTTGGTCGGGCTCACGATGCACATCAGCGCACAGGTCGACAGCCGTCTCGCAGGGGCGGGCATCCTCGTCGTCCCGGCCAGCGCACGCCGGTCCATCGCCATCGCGGCTGGGATCGACCCGGACCTCGAAGAGGACCCGTTCACCGAGGCGCTCATCGAGGCCATGATGACGGCGATCCGCGACCGCGACAGTGCGGCTGCGCTGGTCCCTCTCGTCATCACGGTGCCCGACGACGCGACCGGCCTGTTCCAGCACATCACGTTCAGCACGCCGTTGGACACCGAGGCCCGCAACCTCCGCGACGAGGCGATCCGCCGACTGGCGCTGGGTCAGGACGCTCCGCCGGAACTGCTGCTCGGCACGGGCGGCATGAACCACTGGGGTGCGTGGCTGGTCCGCGAGGACGTGGTGACCACCCACATCGAGCCGCCGTTGGCGCTCATCGCCGACGCGATCACCTCGCAGTTCCTGTGGCCGGTGCTCATCGAGCAGGGCATGGACGAGGCCGAGGCCCGCGAGTACGTGGTCTGGTACGACGTGAGCCACATGGTCCAGCGCCCGAACCGGCTGGCCGACGCGCAGGCCCTGCACGCGGTCGACGCGATCAGCGATGACGCGCTCCGCGAGGCTGGCGGGTTCTCGGAGGACGACGCCCCGGCTGACATGAGCCGCAGCGTGGAGATGGCGATCACCATGGCGCAGGCGAACCCGGCGCTGGTGGACAACCTCAAGGAGATCATCGCGGCGTTCGACGAGGTGCTGAACCCGACGGCGGTGGAGAAGGTCGACATCGCCACGACCGACGCGCCTGAGGAGGGCGAGGACATCGTGGACGAGGGTGAGGCGAACCCGAGCGCCACCTCAGCGCCTGACGAGGGCAAGGCACGCCCGACCACGGCTGCCCCGGTCGACGGCCCGCCCGCAGGTGCGCTTGCGCAGGGTGGCTCGGTGCGTCCGCAGCAGTGGGCCCGTGTGATGGAGGACGGCACGGTGGAGTCTCGCAACATGACCCTCGACGAGATCCTGCGCACGTACGACTCGAAGGCTCCCGACCAGCCGCTGCCCAAGCCGGAGAACCCGCCGACGGAGACGTTCGGGATCACCGACGAGGACAAGGCCCGCATCGACGCGCAGCCCACTCGACTGGGCAAGGTGTCGACGGCGGCTCGGATCGCAGGTGAGTACGCGTACGACCCGGACGCACCCACGGCGGTGATCGTGGCTGTGCCGCAGACGGATGCAGCGGCGACGATCCTCAGCGACGTGGAGGGCGGGGCGCACGCGACGATCGCCTTCTTCGGCGAGATCGGCACGCAGGTGACGGAGGCTGACAAGCAGGCGCTCATCGAGCACGTGCAGGCACTGGCCGCGCAGACGGAGCCCTTCGTCGGCACTGTCACCTCGGTCGAGCCGCTGGGCAACGACGACCCGCCCGCGCAGGTGTGGAAGATGGAGTGCCCGGCTCTCCACGACCTGTTCAAGGAGTGCGCGGTCACGGAGCCGTACGCCAAGGCCAGCGAGAACGGGGTCACCCGGTACCCGGAGTACCTGCCCCACGTCTCCATCACCTACGGTGACGCGCCCCAGCAGGCGGCGAACGTCCGTGCCATCCCGTTCAACGCTCTGGCGCTCTGGTGGGGCGACGAGCACATCGAGTTCCCGCTGGTCGGCACTGGGCCGTCCTCGGGTGAGTGAGAGAGAGAAACGCATGAAGAAGATCCTCACGTCACTACTGGCCCTGATCGGCCTCGTCGTGACCTCGCTGGTCGCAGTCTTCGTGACTGCCAACACTCCGGCCTTCGCGGCGGACCGCTGGGTCTACCACCAGAACGACGAGGGCTACGACGCGCCGTTCAAGATGCGGTGCGGCAACCTGCAGGTGTTCTGGGTCCCCGAGGGCACCGGCAGCAGCCGCGTGGCCTGTGCCACGGGACACGGCGTCGCGATCTGGGTCGGCTCCGGTGAGCAGATCCGCTGCGTCGACAACTTCGGCATCTGGCACACCGTGTGGGACGCCGACAACTTCTGGTACGCCCTCAGCGGCGGTGAGACGCGCAACTGCGTGAACCAGTTGGACTGATGCACTACCTGCTGGCGTTCCTGTCGGGTGTCCTCCTCGGGGAGGGCGCCCGCCGGGTGCGCCGGTACCAAGAGATCCAGCGACTTGAGGAGCAGTTCCGAATGGAGAGCAACCGTGAGTGAGATCGTGCAGGAGCAGCCGCCCGTCGAGGGACTGGTGAACCCGGGCGAGCCTCTCGTCCTCACCGTGGCGGTGACGATGACGGGCAAGTCCGCGACCCGCTACACGATCGAGCCGGAGTTGGCGATCGAGACGCTCCGCAACATCGCTGACCAGATCGAGGCCGAGGTCGCAGAGGCTGAGGCCCTGCCGAACGTGATGACTGGCAGCGGCGCTCCTCGTGAGGGTGAGCGGACCGTGGCGATGGAAGACCTCGACGAGGAGATCGACCGCCTGCACGGCCCCGGTGCGGCTGCTGCTCTGGACGCCGCGCTTGAGGACGGCACCATCTTCTCGGACGAGGTGCCGGACTGATGAAGGTCGGACGCCGTACGTGGTTGCGCTGGCACCGCGAGGACACAGGATCCACGATCTGCTACCGGATCGTTCTGCAGAGGAACAAGAGAGGTGCTCGCTGATGGCACGCTGGCGCAAGAAGCCCGTCGAGATCGAGGCCGTGCAGTGGCTGGGCAGTCCCCAGCACGCGCTCGACCTCGTGGAGTGGATCGAGTCGTACGGCCACAAGGCTCGCTACGACGAGGCCCCCGGAGCGCAGACCGGCACCCTGTCGATCCTCACCCTCGAAGGCGAGATGGTGGTCAGCCCGAACGACTACGTGATCAAGGGAACCCGTGACGAGTTCTACCCGCGCAAGCCGGACATCTTCAAGGACTCCTACGAGCCGCTGACCGGCACCACCCTTGAGGGAGTCGGCGTGACCAGCGGTGAGTATTCGGTGGTCTACGACACCTCGGGCCACGTCATCAAGACGACGGGCACTCCGCCGCTCTGCTACTCCTGCGGTGGCCCGTTCAACCCGAGGGTCGCTGTGGAGATCACCCACCGGGGCTACAAGCACGAGACCTGCCCCGACCGCGTCCTGCCCGCAGGTGACGGCAGCGGGGTGTTCTCGCCGGTCGACGCACGCGTTCCGGCACCGACGCCGCAGGGTGACGTGTGATGAGCAGCCGCGTGGTGATCCTGTCGGCCCTGCTGTGGCTGGTGCTGGCGGGCGCGGTGATGTTCGCCGTGGTGACCCGGCTCGACGCGCTGGCCACCTCCGTCGTGTTCTTGGCATGGATGGGCGGCATCGTGACCCACATGCTGCTCCTGCGAGCGGCGAGGAAGGTGGTGCAGCGATGACCGACCCCAGTGAAGTTCCGGCTCCGTGCCCGCTCTGCGGGGCGGTGACGGGTGAGTCCCTCGCCACGGCCAGCCCGCTGCTCGCGGTGTGCGACGTGCTCGTCATCCGTGCCCTTGAGGTGACGGGCAAGCGGATCGTCCGCGCCGAGCGCAGCCGCTTCCGGGTGCTGGGCACGAGGCCGATGCACGAGGCCCACACGCTGTGGCGCCCGACGCCCGACCTCGTCGCCAAGAGCCTGCAGAACGCGTGGGCCGTGGTGCCCGCACTGATGGACTCGTACGGCTGCTGCGGCATCACCAGCGTCCGCGTGACGCAGTGCCTGAACCGCTACGCCACCGACCTGCTGATCACCGGCACGGCACACGACATCGACGAACTCCGCTACCGGTTCGAGACGGTGCTGGGCATCGAGGTCCCGAGCCCGAGGAGCCACAGCCATGCTTGAGCGGGTCTGCCGCTGTCCGGAAGGCGCGTACCTCGGAGCCCAACTCGCGTCCGAGCCGGTGCGGTGTGAGCGCTGCCGTGGTCTGGTGGACAGCAAGGCACGAGCACTTCTCACCGTGCTGCACGCCGAGGCAGAGGCCCGGCTCAGGCACGAGCACGAGCACGACGTGGCGTGTGCGTTCGGCAGCCCCACCTGTCCGGAGTTCGCCAGCAAGCCGCCCGACCGCAACACCTACCGGCGCACGTTCCGTCAGTGGCTGCGGGGTCAGTACCCGCTGCGCTGTGGGTGCGTGATCCGCTACAGCGAGACCTGCGAGCACGGATGGATGGTGCGGAGCAATGGCGTCTGACCTCGACGACCTCGTGCTGCTGCGGCGCGTGAACGGCGGCGACATCAAGATCACGTGGTGCTCGTTCATCGACGCCCGGGACAAGTGCAGCCTGATCCTCGTGAAGCGCATGCCGCTGACCCGCGAGGAGAACATGTGGTTCTGGTACACGCTGCCGGGCATCCTCGCGCCGGGAGCGTCGATCAAGTTCGGGTCGGGGTTCTGATGAGCGTCGTCTACCCTCCGGCCAACCCGAGGGCCCGCTGCAGGAAGCGCCTGCCGGATCCCGAGGCGTACCCGGAGTACACGCTCGCCCAGTGCAGCGACTGCTCGCGTTGGTACTACCGCTGGACCGACTACACCTACTGGGTCGAGCGCGTGTGGCGCCCGGTGCACTGGTGGAACCCGATCCTGCGCCACCGCATCCGTGCTTCTCTCAAGGAGAAGTGATGGACCCGGAGCGCACGACCCACCACGAGTACCGCCTGCAGTACCGCGATCAGGGCACGGTCTGGGTCAATCACCTGCGTGCTCTCGGTGAGGACGCGGCACGAGTCGCGCTCACCGAATTGAGGGACAGCACGTCGTACCCTTGGCGGATCGTCTGCGTGACAGTCACGGAGGAGGTCCTCGATGCCTGAGAACGAGCCCTGCACCACGGTGAAGACGCACTGCATGTTCCTCCTCATGTACCCGGACCCCGACGGGGACTGGGTGGTCTATGGTCGGACCGACAACGAGGAACTGGCTCGCAAGAGCGTGGAGACGTACCGAGAGTCCAAGTCCGCCCACTGGCAGGTGGTGCGACAGATCGTCACGGAGGAAGTGCTCGATGCCTAGGTCACACTGCCCGGTCTGCGGAGCCCCCGGTTACAACGACTACTGCGACAACTGCGGTTGGTACGAGGACGAGGACACCGCCCACCACCACCTGACGAGGAAGCCATGATCCCGCCCCCGCCTCCGATCCGCAGTGGACGGCTCCCGAGCCTCATCACGGACAACCTCGTCTATCCCGAGCCGACCATGGCCGAGTCGCTCTACCGCGACCTCGACGAGAAGATGCGAGCACTGGGCCGCATGATCGCGCCGGGCGCTGAGCCGGAGTTGGAGTGGATCGACGACATGACCTGCCGACTCACGGTCGACACGGTGAAGGATCCCGACGCTCCGGTCTGGGGAATCGGCCCGTACGTGCCTGAGGTCGAGTAGCCTCGAAGCATGAGAGGTGACCCGCGTACACCGTGTCGCCGTGCCCCTCTGGGGTGGCGGTGTCTGCGGCATGACGGGCACAGCGTCTCGTGCCTGCTCCGTCCTCGCTGGTGGAACCTACCGGCCCGCATCGTCACCCCGCGCTGGTGACCATGGCGACCAAGACAGACATCGCGCTCTACACCGCCGGGGGACTCTTCGGCGCAGCAGCCACGTTCGGACTAGCCGTCTGGGCGTGGCTGTTGTCGTGTGAGAGGGCGAGTGAGAGGGGCTTCGGTGCCTGATCCGCGTACGCTGTTCGAGCAGCACCTCGCCCGCATGGAGGAGACACGGTGGCCGAACTCCCGAAGTACCTCACCTCTCCCGGCCACGCCGTCGCCCAGCGCAAGCGGTGGGAGAACCGGCTGGTTGAGCAGATGCAGTACGTGGCTGAGGCGAACGATGGGTCGCGTTGGTCGACGATCGTGAGGAAGATGACCCGCGAGATCGGCGACCTGCCGCCGTGGAGTCACCAGATGCTGACCCAGTCGCAGGTCGAGGACGACCCGTACGACGAGATCGAGCGACTGGGCCGGACGATCGCCACCGGCTCGTACAACGTCCACGTGCTCTCCCGGCTGGTCGACGCGGGCATCCCGAGGAAGATGTGGCTGACCCGGCACGACGCGAAGGTGCGCCCGGCCCACCGCGAGGCTGACGGCCAGACGGTTCCGTTGAGCAAGCCGTTCATCGTGGGTGGCCAGCAGTTGCAGTACCCGGCCCACAGCGCCACGGCGGACATCAGCCTGTGGTTCGGCTGTCGGTGCATGGTGGTAGGACGGCCCTAGGCTGTTACTCCCTTGTGGTTGTGACCCACAGGTAGGTGACGTTATGGTCAAGACCATGAACACTCTCCTGTGGATCCTCGTGATCGTCGCCGTGATCCTGCTCGTGCTGTTCCTCGCCCGCCGCGTCTGAGGACGTAGTACCCTCGCCACAGAGGTAGCCGCTGGCGATGAGGGCCGGGCGTTCCAGAAGGACGGCCCGTGACGACTCTCGTCTTCGACTACCAGCCCGACCAGTTGCGGATCCCGCGAGGCAACGGTCGGCGTTCTGGTCGTTGGCTCGACAGCCCCGGTCAGATCCTCGAAGGGATCGCCGACCTTGCCGAGCCCACCTCCACGCTGCCGACGGTCGACGTGGCGTCCAGTGACCTCAAGCAGGGCGACGGCGTGCTGCTCCCGGGTGGCACGGTCCACGAGGTCACCTCGGCGAAGAACGAGGGGCGCAACACGGTGGTCACGACCCGCAACCCGCGCACTGGCGAGAGCCGGGAGCGCACGGTGCCGAAGACGGCCCGCTGGAAGAAGGTGCTCATGGCGCTCGCCGCTGTGGGCGTGCTAGCCGGTCTGGCCTTCGGCGGGTTCATGCAGGGAGCGGCTGACTCGCCTGACCCCGCCACTTCACGGCCCGATGTGACCCAGTCCCAGACCCAGCACGCCCCTGCGCCGAAGACGGCCAAGGGCTACGCGAACATGTGGGCCGAGCAGGTGGACACCGCCGAGTGGGGCGGGGCCGACATCAGCATCAGCGAGCGCCTGCCCGACGGTCGGCGCGTCTGGCTGTACGGCGACACGCTCAGTGGCAACAACGGCTTCGTGCACTCGACTGCGATCACGCAGGACGGCGGCACGCTGCACGTCTCGGACGGTGGCAAGCAGTTGCTGCCCAACGAGGCGAAGACCCCGGACGGGCGACAGACGATCTACTGGATCGAGAAGGCCGAGGCGGTCGGCGACAACATGCTGCAGGTCTGGGCCGCTCCGATCAGCGTCGGTGAGCAGGGCCCGTGGGACTTCCACCGCGCCAACCCGGACAGCCGGGTGGCGATGGTGACGATCGACGCGCAGGGCAACGCCCACTTCGAGGACTGGAAGGGCTACACGCAGGCCCCGGCTGACTCGATGATCGACCACGGCCACGACGACGCGAAGGCAGTCGAGCCGGGCCACTGGACCTATCAGGGCTTCACCCACGACATCCGGCTCGCCGACGGCTCGTACCTGCACACCCTCAACCAGAACTGGGACGACGGCTTCGAGAACCACATGAACGAGGACGGGACGCTCCGGTTCGAGGACTGGCGCCCGATCTTCGAGAAGTCGCAGACCCCGCCTGCCGGTCAGTGGGCCGGAGGGACCGTGGTGTACGAGGGCGTGCCGGACCAGTGGCGCGTCCCTCGGGGCAACGGCGATCGCAGCGGGCGTTGGGTGGACATGCCGGGCGCTATCCTCGACAGCCTGAGGATGGCGACGGAGAGCGGCGAGTCGGCGGCGGCGTTCAGCGTCGACCTGCAGCCCGAGAAGCCGGGTGACCGTGAGCGGTTCAAGCAGACGTTCGGCCAGTCGATCCCTCCGGCGTGGACGGACGTGAGCGTCGACTTCGGCAAGGGCGCGGACCTGATCGCCCGGGGCAAGACGAAGACCGGCAAGAGCGTGTACCTCTACACCGAGGCGTACAAGGCGCAGCAGCAGGCGGCGAAGTACGCCCGGCTCAACGAGGTGTTCGAGCGGCTGCCCGCGATCGACGAGGCGCTGTCCTCGATCGACGGCGACCCGACGAAGGCGGTGGCCCGGCTGATGTACCTCGAAGGGATCCGCGTGGGCTCCTCGGAGAAGCAGCAGGGCAAGGTCATGGCGTACGGTGCCGCGACGCTCCGCTCCGAGCACGCGAGCATCCTGCCCAACGGCAATGTGCGCCTCGCGTTCACGGCCAAGGAGGGCATCCCGGCTGAGTACGAGATCGACGACCCGGAGTTGGTCGACTTCATCTCGCAGCGCCTGCATGAGACGGGCGGCGAGAGCGAGCCGCTGTTCGACACCAACGCCGCGCGGACGATTGACTACCTCAAGCAGATCAGCGGTCTCCCGGGCATGAAGAACCACGACCTGCGCACGCTGCTGGCCAACCGCATTGCTGCCGCCGAAGTGGCGAAGTCGCTCCCGCCCGCTCCTCGTACGAAGCGCGAGGCACTGGCGCTGCGCAAGCGGATCGCGGAGATCGTGGCCGCGCAACTCCGCAACAAGCCCGCTCAGGCCCTATCGTCGTACATCAACCCGGCGGTGTTCGCGCCGATCATGGAGGTGGCCTGATGGGCTACAAGTTCACGCCCGCCGACGACGCCGCACTGCGCGACACCCTCGACAGCGTCCAGTACGTCTCGGCTCCGATGACTGAGATCAACGCAGGTGAGATGGACTTCTCGGACCCCGACTTCTCGCTCGACAGCCTCATCGAGGCGGCACGTCAGACGCCTCCCGGCACGCCCGAGTTCGACGCAGTGGTGGCCGCGAGCAGGGCGTACGTGGGACTCTTGCTTGAAGACGACCCGTCGAACGAGCGGCTCAAGGCCGCTGACGACCTGCTTGAGCAGTTGCAGGTGACCAACTGGGACACGGAGAAGCGCATGGACGACCTCGACACCGGCAGTGGCCTCACGACGCAGAACATCGTGTCGCTCGTGGCCTCGACGTTCGCTGTGGACGAGAACGACTGCGGGTGTGACGGGTCCTACTCGCCGAAGTCCGGTCGGACGTACGACATGGCCGAGGTCGTCGGTGCAGACGCCCCGACCGAGGACCTCAGCGACAAGTGGAGCGGCATCCTCGGCATCGAGGGTGAACTGACCGGCGACGGTCGCTACATCCAGCCCGAGGCTCTGCGCTGGGAGGGCCTGCCCATTCCGCTGCGCTACGTGCTCGCCGACGTGGGCGCCCACTCCGGCGCGATCGTGGTGGGCAACATCGAGACGGTCGAGCGCCTCAGCGTCGCGGACGCCAACGTGCGGCTCGCAGAACTGGGCCGTGACCCGATGGAGGAGATCGAGGGAGTCTTCGTGATCTGGGGCACGGGTGTCTTCGACCTCGGCTCCGAGCACGCCCGCGAGGCCGCTCGGGTGGTCCAGAAGAAGTTCATGAACGGCGTGAGCATGGACCTCGACGACGTGGCCTTCGAGGTGCGTGTCGCCTCCGACGCCCCGGCGCTGATGACCGTCGACCCTGCCGAACTGGCCCGCACCGGCACCCCGGACGAGGACGGTCGCGTCAAGGTGCAGGAGATGGCTCCGGACGACGAGGTGATGGTGACGACCGACGCTCGCATGCGTGCGGCCACCATCGTCGCGGTCCCGGCGTTCAACCGGGCGCACATCCACTCGCTCGTGGCGTCTGCCGCGCCCGAGACGTTCAGCATCACGCTGACGATTGGTGGTGCGACCTTCGACGTGGAGTACCCGGCGTTCCCGTGGGCGCACGAGGAGTTCAACCCGACCAGCCAGCCGGACCACGCGTTCAACTGGGTCGACGACGTGGGTGGTCTGCCGAAGTACATCAAGCGGATCTCCGACGCGATCCAGAAGAAGGGCAAGGCCGAGGGCCACGCCATCGCCATCGCGGTCAACGCGGTGAAGAAGATGTGCGCGACCGGCGACATCAACTTCCCCGGCAAGCAGGACGTGAACGCTGGCTCCCGGGCCGAGGCGTGCGCGGCTGCCGCCGAGTGGGAGGAGAAGAAGGCGCGGGCCAACGCGGACAGCGCTACCACCGACTCCTTCATGGTCAAGGGCGGCGACCTCGACAAGG